AAGATTACGACGGGTCAGATATTGAAACACCTGAACAGGTTGACGCTATGGAACCCCTCAAATCTTCCAAGTACCGCCATATTGTGTATCAGGCGTACTACCCAGAACTAGACACCGGCAAAGAATCACGCCGTTTTGACTCACCCGCATACCCTGACGGGCCACTTCTAGACCCTAAACGCCTACCTTGGAAAGACCTATCGTTCATTCGACACTCCAAACCCGACATTTTCCGTGTTGTCTATCAGCAAGAAGAACTAGAACTAGACGGATACCTCATATCTAAGACTTGGATATATGGCGGCCAAGGAGATGACGGGGTTACATACCCTGGATGTATTGACGACACCCGTAATCATGGGCAAATCCCCGCAGGACTAGCCCCGCCCGTTCTATCCGTCGTATCCATTGACCCTTCCCCCACAAAGTTCTGGGCTTTAACATGGATGCTGTATCAGCCAGAACTAAACCTTTATCATGTAGTGGATATTGAGCGTTGCAAACTAACCGCTGAAGAACTACTGGGGTACAACACCACCACAGGTGAGTATTCAGGCATTATGGATGAATGGCAGGAACGGTCCTTCCGTTTGGGGTATCCAATTTCCCATTGGATTGTTGAAATCAACGCCGCACAACGATTCCTTCTACAGCATGACTTTGTACGCAAATGGGCATCCCGTAGCATGGTCAACATCCTGCCCCACACCACCAGCCGAAACAAACTGGATGAAAAGCTAGGTGTTGAAGCGTTGCTCCCCCAGATTTTCAGGACAGGCAATATACGTTTGCCTAATAACCGTATAACTTGGAAGACTATGGCTGCTGTTGGGGAGTTAACTTCGTGGACTACCGACAAAAAGAGTGGCACCGACATTGTTATGTCAATATGGATGGCTGTCCTTAATATCCCTAACTTGTCTACATCTAAACTTCCACCCCGACAATGGCGACCTTCGTGGCTTAACTCGTGAATCGTGTGTTATCGTTATATTGTTTGAGTCACACTAAAGGTCCTGCATGAAATCAATCGAAGAAATAGTTGACCTTTACCGCCAACGTGTAACAGCACAAGGCCCTGTCCTTTCACAAATGCGCCAAGTCCGTCAACTCGCCAACGGTGACGTGGTTGTTCCGTTGAACGAATTGGACCGTAACACTAAATCTTCCGTTGCAAACCTACTGGTACAAGGACTAGACCAGATGGCTATGCGTGTATCTTCGACGATGCCGGTGCCTTATTTCCCTGCTTTACGTGAAGGGCAGGACCGCAGCATGAAACTGGCTCGTGACCGCAAACGAGCAATGCTTTCCATTTGGGACCAGAACCGTATGAACATGAAGATGCGTCGACGCGCCCGTCACCTTCTTGCATACAGCAACTCACCCATCTATATCAAGCCTAACTTTGACAAACTAATCCCAGAGTGGCAGTTACGCAACCCACTAGATACCTTCCCTGCCCCATCAGTAGACCTAGACAACCCAGTACCAATGGATTGCATCTTCTCTTACAGTCGCAGCTACCAATGGTTGACACAAAACTTTGGTTACGCCGTAGATGGCACCCTTCGTGTGGGTAAACCACAACAAGACGACATGTTCACAATCCTCGAATATGTATCAGCAGACGAAGTAGTAACCCTTGTTATGGGCTACGAAAAAGAACGCGACCCTATTAGTGGCAGTGCGTACTTTGGTTCACCAGCTGTAGAACTATCCCGCATTGTCAACCGCACTGGTATGCCACTTGTAATTGTTCCGCAACGAATCACACTTGACAAAGCACACGGACAGTTTGATGGCCTTCTCGGTATGTATTACACCCGTGCAAGATTGCAAGCCCTCACTGAAATTGCTATCGAGCGTGGCATCTTCCCAGATGAATACCTCATTGCCCGACCTGGTGAAAACCCAGAGATTATCCAAATCGCTGAAGGCAAATCAGGGCAGCTAGGAGTCGTAAAGGGTGGCGACATTCAACAGTTACAGTCAAACCCTGGCTACAAAACAGACGTTGCATTAGACAGACTTGAACGCCAAGAACGCCTCGAAGGTGCCATCCCTGCCGAGTTCGGTGGAGAATCAGGAACCAACATCCGTACAGGTCGCCGTGGAGATTCAATTCTTGCAGCCACTGTTGACTTCCGAGTACAAGAAGCACAAGAAATCTTCTCATCATCCATGATTGAAGAAGACAAAATTGCTATTGCAATCGAAAAAAACTATTGGGGCAACACCGGCAAGTCATTCTTTATGCCAGGTATGGGTGGTGGAATTAAAGATTACACACCAAACAAACTATGGGAAACAGACTTCCACTATGTTGCGTATTCCGCAGCAGGTTCAGATGTCAACAGCCTTATTGTTGGTTTGGGTCAGCGTCTTGGTACTGGGCTTATGTCTAAAGAATCAGCCCGTGAAGCAGACCCTCTCATCTCAGACCCAGAGTTGGAGAAGGACCGTCTTGTTTCTGAAGGTATTGAAGCGGCATTGTTGTCTTCTATTCAGACACAAGCAGCAGACCCTAACGGCCCGTACCAACCTGATGACCTTGCGTACATTGCTATGCAGGTTGCATCAAACAAGATGAGTCTTTCTGAAGCAATCATGGCCGCACAGAAACGCGCACAAGAACGTCAAGCTGCACAGGTTCCTGCTGGTTCTCCAGAAGCACAACCTGGATTGTCAATGCCTGGCATGGGTATGGAAGCTGGCGTGGGTGGACCTGCTGGTCCTCCGCAACTTGGTGATTTACTTGGTCGTCTTGGTGGGGGTGCTGGTGCCGCGGCACAACCACAATCACCTGGCGGTGTAATGTCACTTGCTAATCAATTGGGGGCGTAATGTCTGACTATTCAAACCGTACCGACTTGCAGAATCCTGCGGCAAAGATTGCTGCAACAGCAGCTAAAGGCCAAGCATACGGTGAAGCTGGTAAACAAATGGCTGCTCAACAGGCCGTACCAATGGGTGCATCACCTGCTTCAATGATGCCACAAGGTGTAGCACCTGGCTCGATGGGGTCACTAGACCGTATGACGGAACGACCATCCGAACCAGTTACTGCTGGAGCAGATTTTGGTCTTGGTCCAAACATGGCACAAGCAGGGATTCCTATTGTCGCTCCTGGATTTAATGATGCTATTGAAGAACTGAAAGTTTTGTATCGCCAATTCCCTAATGATGATTTAGCTAACTTGTTATCTGCAATGCTTAATGAAGGTGCATAGTGACTAAAACAAATAGCCTTGCTGTAGATAATGTTATTTTTGACACGCTTAAAGCAGACAACACCAAAGTTGAACAATTCAAATCACAGGCAACTCCACAGATTGCGTCACGTCTAGGCGAAATACATAAGGTTTATCCAGGGTTGGGTCTTGGCGTTAAACTTGCTATGGCTAAATCAGGGATGTCTAATGAAACTATTGACAAGATTTACCCTCACGGAACATCCGCAGCGTTAGTTGCTTCTACTCAACCTAAGAAAGAAAAATCTTGGTTTGAGCGCAATGTAATGGATAAAACAAAAACTGGTACACGATACGGTTTTGCAGCATTGAACCTTCCATTGGATTTTGTTCAGGGTGGGTTAGCACAAGCGTTTGATAACAACGGCGATATTGATGGTTGGTTTATTTCTACCGACCTTGGTTCGCTGATTGCTAACGATACTGAAGCTGGTTCAGGTTTCTTTTTGGGTGGCAAAGCCCGTGAACTTCAAGCAGAACGCGCACGTAGATACCGTGGAACTATCGGTGGACATGCATGGACTATTGGCCGTGGACTTGCCAGCACAGTTTTTACACCAGACACAATGGCTTTCAACCTCATGTCCGGAGCTTTTGATGCCGCAACAGCATTAGCAATTCCTACTGTTCCAGGCGCAGGTCAAGCACGTAAAGCAATCCTTGCCGCTGAAGAACTAGGCAAAGGCGGGAAAGTTATATCAGGCGCAGCTGATGTTCTCCAATCCGTTGGTCGAGGCTCAACCGCTATTGGCTTTACCAAACTGACCGCTAAAGAAATTGAAGATGCCCGTGCAGGTGTACTTGTTGGTCGTCAAGTAGATTTTGAACAAGCTAACCGTTGGTTTGGCACAGCACATTCCCAACGTGTTATTGACCGCACTTCTGAAACCAACGACTTTCTTGGTGTTTGGGATTTGTGGGGTCGCAAGATTGAACCTGACCTTGCTCAGGCTATGGCTAAAGAATCAGACCCAAACAAAATTCGACTTATGCTTCTTGACAAACTTGGCACACACAAGGGTCTTGTAGATACTGGAGACATTACTGGCGGTAAAAAGATTTATGCTTCGCTTGCTCGACGCGACCAATGGTTAAATACTATTCCTTTGGGTGACAAAATTTCTCGTGCATACGCCAAAATGCCTACACGAAACTTTAACTTGATGAAAGCAGAAAGCCCTGCTGACCAAATTAAACACCTTGACACTATTGACCGCATGTTAAAACTTGCTCTTGTTGACAGAGATGTATCACGCAACCTTGTCAACGAAGCAGCAGAACTAATTATTACAAAAAACCCAAACAAGATTGAACGATTCACACAAAAGTTTGACGAAGTTATGCGTCGTTCTTCAACAGGTGATGAAATACTTGGAACAGCAACCGCCAATCTTGCCGACTTAAATAAGTATGGCGCAAACATTAGTAACAAATTTGAAGTTGGACAGCGCGTAACAACCAAAAATGGTGAAGCTGCATACATTAAAGCAATCGACAAAGCCGCTAAAACTGCCGATATTGAATTAGTAAAAGAATCAGTACCCCGTGAAATTGTTGACGCTATTTTTGATGGCAACCAAAAACTTCGTGACAGCCAATCAATGTTTACCGTTGACGAAGCAGGGGACATAAACGACTGGGGAATGTATAACCAAATCCACGGTCAAGGTCTTGCCAATGGTACAGACATTACTTACGCTGGTCCTGGATTAACTTCCGAAATGGCAATGAATGATTACTACATTCCTGACATTCGCCAAA